TTGAACCTCAAGAACTACAAGGTCAACCCTGACAGGGCCGCTTTTGGTTGGGCATCCAACAACTCGGTCATGCCGACTCTTGGTTCAGACTATTCCGAGGTAGCAGAGCTTACCCGTATGAACGGAGAACCTGGCTACCAGTGGATTGAGAATATCCGGGCCTACTCCAGAATGAACAACGGCCCTGACTTCAAGGACAAGAGAGCAGACGGAGTAAATCCTTGCGGAGAGCAAAGCTTGGAGGGAGGCAAGGCAACAGGAGAGCTATGCTGTCTTGTGGAGACATTCCCGAACAGACACGACTCTCTGGCCGACTACAAGAGGACTCTCAAGTTCGCATACCTCTACGCCAAGACGGTTACACTGGGCAAGACTCACTGGCCGGAGACCAACCGAATCCTCCTTAGAAACAGGAGAATCGGATGTTCCATGAGCGGCATTGCTCAGTTCATCACCAACCGGGGCATCCACGCTTTGAAAGAGTGGACTACCGTGGGCTATGAGACCGTTCAGTACTACGATGAGGTCTACTCCGACTGGCTCTGTGTTCCTCGTTCCATCAAGGTAACATCGGTCAAGCCTTCGGGCACGGTGAGCCTTCTTGCCGGAGCTACACCCGGAATCCACTACCCGGAGAGCCGGTGCTACATCAGGAGAATGAGACTTGATAACAAGAGTGAACTCATCCCTGCCCTGAAAGCTGCTGGTTACCTGGTTGAGCCTTGTGTTGGGCAGGAAACATCAACGGTCGTAGTTGAGATACCTGTCCGAATCGAGGAGAATATCCGAACGGTCAAGGAAGTCTCGATGTGGGAGCAACTGGCCCTGGCTGCCTTTATGCAGAGATATTGGGCAGATAACCAAGTATCCTGCACCATCACCTTTGACCCTGAGACAGAAGGAGAGCATATCGCCAACGCTCTGAACTTCTACCAGTATCAGTTAAAGGGTGTGAGCTTCCTGCCGACTATGGAAAAGGGAGCGTTCCCACAGATGCCATACGAGGCCATTTCCGAGGGAGAATATGAAAAGCAGGCTGCCAGGCTCAAGCCTCTGGACTTCGGCAAAGTCGAAGGTGAGACAGCCGAGGTAGAAAGATTCTGTTCAAACGAAGGATGCAGTCTTGTATAACCTAGCTGTAGAAGTGGCAGCATATATACTTGTTTACGGCCCATTCTTGGCCTTGTTCCTGCTTCTACTCGATTATGGATTACACGGAAAAGTTGGAGGATAAGATGCCATTAGTCATCGGACTCGGATATGAAATGCGTTCAGGTAAGGATACGGTCGCTCAGGTGATGCATGAGTTGGCCGGGCAGTGCAATATGCCTGCTACACGCCGGGCACTGGCAGATGCCCTGAAGGAGGAATGCGCCTCCTATCTGGCACCAATCATGGGGATTCCTTACGAGGAAATCCTCCGGCAGATGCACGGAGAGACTGAGGAGAAGGCCCGCTGGCGCAGGATTCTCCAATGGTGGGGCACAGAGTTCCGCAGGGAGGAAGACCCCACTTACTGGATTAAGAAGCTCCAGGACTGGATTGCTGAGAACTGCCTCGAAGATAATCACATAGTTTTGGTGCCTGATGTGCGCTTCACTAACGAAGTTCACATGTGCCTAAGTTACCCAAAAGGCTTTGCTATAAACGTCCTCAGACCGGGACTTGTAAGTTCAGACGACCATAAATCTGAAAATGAGCTTGCCAACTATCCCGGTTGGAGTGGTATAATCGTAAATGATGGTTCTCTCACTGACCTTGAGGCCAAGGTTAAAGAGGTCTTCATATACTTAACCACATGGGCGATGACTGATGAGAAGTGTGATAATCCCGGCAATAGCAGGAGTGCTGTGCCGCAATAAGCTAACAGTTGCAGACCTGGTTCCCGGCGATGAAGTGAGCGGGTATGACTCATATAATCGCCGGGTAGCTTTTGCAAAGATAGTGTCTATCGAAAAGCTGCCTGATTCTCCGAAAGTCCTTGTTCCCATCACCCGATTTATGACTCTTACTCTGCTGACCGAAACAGTCATTTTGACCCCTTACGGTGAGCGACACTTGGCAGATGCCAAGTCTCAACTGACTGGATACTGCTATAAAGACCCGAAGAAACTGCTTATTCGAGAAGTCCAGACTATCATAGAAAGCCGTGATACCGTAGAAACGGTGAGGCTTTTCTGGGATGGCCCTGAGTATATCTGGACGGATGGAGTCCTGGTAGGAGAAAAGGTCAAAGGCGTTACAGTTGACAGCTTGCCTAAAGGAATAACGGTGACTATATAATGGATGTGCTCGGAAACCTCATCGACATATTCCTCAAAGACCCTGATGAAGGTGAACAGATAGCTAAAGAGTTCGGTCTGTGGGATTCGGTCAAGGATAAGCTCTTTCATGCCCTAAACGTCCGAATCTGTCGGATGGATGTTGACCGGTTCATAGAATACGTCTTCATAGACCCTGAAACCCTGGAATACCTCGAACAGCAACCCTTCCACGAGGAATGGCAGGCATACATCTCAGAAAGCGACCGTGTGCTCATTGCTGCCCCAAGAGGTCATGGAAAGTCAGTCCAGGTCATAGGCCGTGTGGTCTGGGAACTTGGAAGGAACCCTGAACTCAGGGTCAAGATTATCGGCTCCAGTGATGACAAGGCCAAGGAAATCCTCGGACTCATCAAGGAAGTCATAGAGCGCAGTCCGAGAGTGAAAGAGGTCTTCCCGAACCTGGAGATAGACGGCACAAGAGGAGACACAAAAACAGCTTTCTTCGTCAAGAGAACGATTCCGCAAAGAGACCCTTCAGTGGAGGCTTCCGGTGTTCTCTCAACCGGTGCTGGAGGCCGTGCCGACCTTCTTGTTTGCGACGACGTTGTTGACCTCAAAAACGCAGTCATCAACCCGGCCCAAAGGGAGCAGGTCATCCGTGCTATCGAGGAAACCTGGTTCGCTCTTGTGGCAAGCAAAGGTAAGATTGTCTGGATATGCACACCTTACCATGTGGCTGATGCCACACACGTTCTCAAAGACAGAGGCACATTCAAGGTATGGTGGACTCCTGCCATCACCTACAAGATGCACTTTGAAGATGATGGCTCTCCCATCGTTGACCCCGAGACAGGTCAACAGAAAGTCACCAAAACGATTCTGTGGCCCGGCAAGTGGAGTGAGGAGAAGCTTAAAGACAGAGAGGCAGAAGTCGGAACCAGAGCCTTTGCCAGACAGTATCTCCTCAATGCGATGTCCGATGAGGAAAGAACCTTCCCTGAGCGCAGTCTTGAGAGGTCATTTGACAAGAGCATTGCCGAGTTCGGAGAGGACATCGGTGAAGACTGGAGCACGTTTGGCGGCGTAGACCTTGCCACAGCCCTTGGAAAAAAGAATGCCTGGACAGTTATCATGACGCTCGCCAAGTCTCCTTACGACGGTAGGCTCCATTTCAAGGAGATGTACCGGCGAAGGATGCCTTTCTCAACTACGGTCAAGTGCATCCTTGAACAGGCCAGAAAGCACAACTGGAGGATGGGTTTTGTCGAGAACAACCAGTATCAGCAGGCAGTCATCGACGCACTTGAGGAGATAGATAAGTCCCTACCTATTTACTCGTTTACTACGGGGCAGAACAAGGCAGACGAAAAGGTAGGTCTTCCTGGACTCAACGTTGCGTTCGAGAAAGCGCAGTTCGCAATACCAGCCGCTAAGTTCCCTCTCACAGGTGATGAGATGACACCTTTAGCAATTCTGATGAATGAACTTAGAACACATCCAGGAGGGGAGTTTAGCGATACTGTCATGGCCCTATGGTTTGCATGGTCAGCAGCACAGAAAGGTTCAGGAGACTTTGAAGACGCATATATCGAAGCTGCGGCTGCATAAGACTACACCAAACAACAGTTTTATAGTATCATAGTAAAAGGCAGTTGTATTTGCCTTAGTGTCGTGCTATAATGAGGTCAGCTACTATGTCTACGCAACCTTTCGATACCAACAAGACCAAGGCACAGCCGGTCACATATTGGGCTAAGAAGATAGGTCGAGCACTCAATGAACTGTTCGACCCCAACGCCAATGAACCCAGGCACTCCGTTCCGAGTGTGAAGTCCTCAAACTCGGTAACCGATATGTCTGTGGTCGATGTGTCCATGATGAGTATTCCGAATCTGTGGAAAACACATCAAACCCGCAAATCGGTATACCAGGACATCAACCAAATGGACGGAAGCGATGAGACCGTAGCTACTGCACTCGACATCATAGCTGACTGTTCAGTTTCTTACAACGAACCTTCTGATACCATCACCTGTGAGTTCGTATCAAAGGACGAACGGGTGAAAAAGATACTCGATGCCTTGGCCTCCCGAATAAAGCTTTCCGATGAGATATGGCAGATTGCCCGTGATGGCGTCAAACACGGAAACGAGTTTAGAGAGGTCGTCATAGATAGGCAGACACTCAAAGTCGTAGCTCTCAAGCAGACCATCTCCTACCAGATTTATCCCAAGACCACGGAACGTGGAGACAAGATTCCGGGATGGGTTATGCTCAAAGACGGAGACCTCTACGGCAACCAGAAGGGCAAAGAGCTTGATGAGTGGCAGATATGCCCGTTCCAGTTTGGAAGCAGGAGTGGTCTTCTGGCCGTTCCTCCTCTGGCTGCGGCAAGGAGCAACTGGATTCGTCTTTCCAAAATGGAAGACGGTATGGCTATCGCAAGGCTCACCCGTGCCTACGACAAGATGGTTCACAAGATTCCGGTTAAACCAGAGATGAGCCGTGAGGAGGTCATGGCCCGCATTCAGATGTACAAGACCTCCATAACCAAGAAAAGGATGCTCGACTCTGACGGACTTTTGACTTCTCTTGATTCCCCTCTTGATGTCCAGAGCGACTTCTATCTGCCGGACACAGGAGACCAGAGAGGAAGCGTTGAGCTACTTAGTGCAAATAATGCACAGCTTGGGAACCTGAACGACATCATATATCACCGGGAGAAACTGCTGACCAGACTTCAGGTGCCGATTGCTTATCTGCAAATCACCTCGGCACAAAAGACTCACCTGACAGCCGGAGCCAACAAAAGCGATGTTGAGAGACAGTTCGCTAGAATGCTTCGCCGTGTTCAGAGGATGCTCAAGAGCGGTATTCGCAGAGTATGCGACATCGAGCTTCTGTTAAACGGCATAGCTCCCTCTGATGACCTTTACGACATCAGACTTACTACCATCAACACCAAGGACTTGAAAGAAGACGCAGACATTGAGCTTACCTATGCTCAGGCAGCCGTCTACTTCGTGGAAGCCTTCGGTGTTCTGCCTCCTGAGCTTCTGGCAGACAAGTTTATGCACCTGGATACCGAGCAGAAGGATATTCTGACAAAGTTCCTCGACAGCTACGGCTCGAAGCTCACAGAGACAAAGATGAAAGCCCTGGAAACTGCGGCGGCTCCTAAGAGTGACCTGACTAAAGACAGGCTGCCTGGAGACGCCAACAAG